ATTGCAGATCACAATACCCGGCGCACCTAACATTTGTAGACCCGTTTACAATGGCGTTTCTGGTTGTCTTGAATTTCATTTTTGTTTCCTCCTTGTAATTCTGTGGAGGCCGTGCTATAATAGCGGTGCCTCCTTGTGTGGTGCGCTCCCGTTGGTCTTGGTAGGATTGCGGGGGCGCTTTTTTGTTTACGTGAGTATTATACACTAATTATTTCAAGTTGTCAATAGGAAATCAAAAATTATTTTTAGTGTAGTTATGGCGATATAGTTTGAATTTTGCAGTGTTTTATACGCGCACATAATGAAAGAAATGTCTATAGTATAAGCACATGCGCCTAGTCCACGATATGAGGACATGAAAACACCGCAAAACGCGGAGAAATCAGAACATTTTCAATAAATATTGCATTTTGACGTATGCGTTTATAGCCATGAACGCAACCAAATATTTATTTTGTTGCGTTCACTTTACCGTTCATGTCGATACGGTCAAAATGTGTTTGCATAGCGCGGACAGTTTGCATTTCCTGGATCTTGTGCCGTCCGGCACCGTCCAGCGGTTCCGGCTGCTGCTGGATAGCACCGGGGGCGGGGGATATGGCCGGCCTGATTCGGTGGGGGTTAGCCCCACAAGTACCCGCAAAAATAAAAAGCCCCCTCTCCTTCTCGAAAAATCCCGAAAAAGAAAAAAGACCTCCAAACGGAAGTCTTGAAAGATTGGGAATGTGGGAAAAATCTAAAAAAGTTATTAAAAAATTATTTGACAACGCTTCTGTAAAGGTCTATAATAATAACACAGGGAACGCCTGCTGGTAACAGATGTCCCCTGCGGTGGGAACCCAGACGGTTGCCACGAGCATACAAGTTAGTAGGTCGAGAGCTTAGCGCTCAAACAACCGTGAGCCGTTCTGCTGTGAACAGACGGCTCACTTCTTTCTGTTATGGAACTTGTCCCATGCTTGGACGAGAATCCAGCAGATAGACACAATCCAGAAAACATCTTGAAGAGTTATGTATGGTCACCTCCATGAGAAATAAATTTCCCGCGAGGGCTATACACACGCCTCCATTCCGCACTCGCGGGATGACAGGCAACCGCCTTTTTAACCGTACACCGTCTACAAAGGAGATAGGCTATGGCAAGCCAGGAAACTCGACGCGGACGGTGGGTTCCACGGAATTTATTATACACAGATTGTCGAATAATGTCAACTTAATGAGAGCCATCCTTTGCGGGGGTTCTCTTATTTTTTATGCTGCACAAAATCAACATTTCAAAAATCGCGCGAAAAACAAAAAGGCAAGAACCAACTATATAAAAGCTCCCTCCGGTCGTCACATCACCAATTTTATTTTGGCAATCCTATTGACAATCAAATATATCTAGTGTATATTAAAGGCACACAGGAGGTGTTCCCGATGCAGATAAGCAAAGCGATTCGTCAGGTAATGAAGGAGAAAAGCGTGTCTCTGCTCACTATGGCAAAAGCGATTGGAAAACAACGGGGGAATGACATAAGCGCTAGACTGACAAACCCCAACATGTCCTTCGACAAGGCAGTGGAAATGCTAGACGTTCTAGGCTATGAGGTAGTCATTCAGGAGCGAAAGCCCGGTGCTAGAAGGGCAGACCAGATCGTTATCGACCAGAAGGAAAGTTGAAGGAGGAATAATCATGAAAAAACTGTTGTGCATTAGCGCCATTATCGTATTTCTCGTGACATTAACGGCGTGTGGAGGAAAGGGCAACACGCCGACAGTTGCCGCAGATGTTGATGTCTATGCGTTGAAACAAGGTGACGAGGTTTCTATTGTTGGTCAAACTGCTGCGTCAACCTTGGAGAACGGAAATACACTTATTGTTCAGGTTCTGCGGAACGGAGACCGTACAGTTGTATATCACTGCCAAATGAAAGACGAATTTATCGCCGAAGCAGAGGGGTACAAACCTCTAGACGTGGCTAAGGTTACAGGGAAGTTCTTGAGCCTCACCGATATGGCTGGTGAACCCGGAGTTGAATTACCAAAAGAAAATATTGCCATTTTGGTTACGCTGTATGACTGCGAGCTGAAATGAGGAGGGCTAATATATGTGGGTAGTTTTAATCATTCTGTTTCCGGCATTCGTCATTGCAGAACTCTTGAAGGGCTACGACGGGAAAGGCGCAAGAGGACGTAAAGGAAGGAGACATTGACAAAGTGGGTAAACTCTGTAAGAAATGCGGAAGCGCATTAACCGATGACGCAAAATACTGCGGGCAGTGTGGCGAAAAGGTGGGGGAAGAAACAGAACGCGCTACGTGCAGATGCCCTAAGTGCAACTCCGCGAATGTCACGGCAACACCGAAAGAGTATAAGCCAAAGCTGACAGCGCCACTTGTGATGACATTCGGCGGGTTCGGGTTGATGTTTTTAGGGGTTATCGGCTTGGCTGTTGGAGCTTTACTTGGGCTGGTTATCGGTGCAATCGTAAACGGTTTAGTTCCGCAGACATATCAGACGGTCATCACTTGCTCTGACTGCGGGTATTCAGGAGTATGCAAGGATGTGAAAAAGTAAATGGAATTTCTCTTGATTCTCCTGTTTCCCATATTCGTGCTGATAGAGATCATGAAGCATAAAAAGTAATAAATTTCCTGCAAGGGCAGGAGGAAAGCCGAAGGGCTGCTTGTGCTGAGATACGCACGGGCAGCCCTTATTTTTGTATCAGGAGGGAATTTATGAAAATCGACGTTTTGGGAGCAGAATATACGCTTACAGTAATTCGGGGAAGCAAAGAGCCAAGGCTCAAGGATTGTGACGGTTTCTGTGATGAAACTACGAAAGAGATGCTGGTTGAAAATTACGAAGACAGCAAGGGAGAACCAAATTGCAAGCAAAACCTTCTGGTTCAGACAAACAAGGTGAAGCGGCATGAGATCATTCACGCATTTCTATTTGAAAGCGGCCTTGCCGAAAATTCCAGTTGGGCACAAAACGAGGAAATGGTGGATTTCTTCGCAATCCAGTTTCCCAAACTGCTGAAAGCATTTGAACAAGCGGACGCTCTGTGAGGTGAGAGTATGGATTATGAGAAATTGTCAACCTCCATTCTGGGGGCTATCGAGAACAGACCGGGTGATATCGGGGCATATGAAGACCTGTTTTCCCTGTGCCAGGCATGGGCTGAGACAGATTTCACGGCGGCTCATCGGGCGAATAAACAATTGAAGGATATGTGCGACCGAATGATGGATAAAGTGCCCATATCTCAGGTGGAGGGATTCTACAGCCTTTGGCGGCGGGGACTATTGTTTGAGGCTCCATATGACTTTGACAGCTATCTGACCTATATGGAGCTGGATAGGCAGGCGAAAAAACGGTTTTATCAGCCACGGAAGAAGCAGCTAAAGCCCGTGGTTGATGCCCTACAAGCGCTGTGCGGAGACGACAAGCTGGATTTGCTGGCGGTTAGTTTGCCCCCCGGCGTAGGAAAGACCACGCTTGCAATCTTCCTGCTGACCTGGATCGCCGGACGTGACCCAAACAACCCGAATCTGACTGGCAGCCACTCCAATTCCTTTGTGCGGGGAGTTTATGACGAATGCCTCCGGCTGTTTGACCAGAAGGGAGAATATCTATGGCATGATGTATTCCCTACCGTTCAGGTGTCCAGCACCAACGCAAAGGATTGCCGAATTGACCTTGATAAGCGTCAGCGATTTGAGACGCTGGAATTTACCTCCATCGGAACTGGCAATGCCGGTCTGTACCGGGCGGCAAACCTGCTGTACTGCGACGATCTGGTGTCTGGTATTGAGGTTGCGTTGTCCAAAGAGCGGCTGGACAAGCTGTGGGAAACCTACACCACCGACCTGCGGCAGCGTAAAATCGGTGACAAATGCAAAGAGCTTCATATTGCTACCCGGTGGAGCGTTCACGATGTGATTGGGCGGCTGGAACGGGAATATGAGAACAATCCCAGGGCGGAATTCATTCGGATTCCTGCCATGAACGAGGACGACGAAAGCAATTTTGATTATGAGTTTGGCGTGGGGTTCTCCACCAAGTTCTACCGGGAACAGCGGGATATTATGGATAGCGTTAGTTGGAAAGCGCTGTATCAGAATCAACCCATTGAACGCGAGGGGCTTGTCTACCATCCTGACGAGCTGCGGCGGTTCTTTGAGCTGCCAGCAGAGGAACCGGACACCATTATCGGCGTGTGCGATACCAAGGACAAGGGCGCTGACTACGCCTTTCTGCCGGCTGGATATGTATATGGGCAGGACTACTATATTGGAGACTGCATCTGCGACAATGGGCTTCCTGACACAGTGGATGCAAGACTGTCTGAAATTCTGGTGCGGGACAAGGTGAAAATGTGCCGGTTTGAAAGTAACTCCGCTGGCCGCCGGGTCGCTGAAAAGATTCAGGACGAAGTGAAGAAACTGGGTGGCATCACAAACATCACGACGAAGTTCACCACGGCAAATAAAGAGACAAAGATCATTGTAAATTCGGCGTGGGTGAAGGAACACTGCCTGTTTCTGGATGAAAGCAAGTATAAGCGGAACACGGATTACGGCAGGATGATGGATATGCTATGTTCCTACACTGTAGCGGGAAAGAATAAGCACGATGACGTTCCAGACGGAATGGCTATGTTTGCTGAGTTTGCCCAAAGCTTAAACGGGGCGGTTATAGAGGTTTTCAGCAGACCATTTTAGTCCCAAAGTAGCCGATGGTTTACGAACGAGAATTAAGTAGACAACCATCCGCCACTGTGGTATAATGGTAAATGAGAAAATAGATTTCCGGAAAAGGGGGTGCGTAATACGGAGAGCAGACGGTTATTCGGGCGTCGGGTGATTTACACCGAAGTTACGGATATAAACGAGGGGAATATCATCGACGTGCTACAAAAGGCACTGCTTACGCACCAGCAAAATCAGGCAGAGATTGATTACCTGTACTGGTATTACAAGGGAGAGCAGCCAATTCTGAGCCGTGTGAAGGAAGTCCGCCCGGAAATCAACAACATGGTTGTGGAGAACCGAGCAAATGAGATCGTATCTTTCAAATCAGCCTATCAAGTCGGCGAACCAATCCAGTACGTAAGCCGTGGTGGGGACGAAGACATTTCCTCCGAAGTGCTGAAACTGAATGACTATATGCTGTCCGAGGACAAGCCGGAAAAGGATAAGGAACTTGCCGATTGGCTCTTCACTTGCGGTACCTCTTATCGAATGACTTTGCCGGACGTTCTGGCGGATGTCGAGGAAGACGAGGCTCCTTTTGAGATATTCACCCTTGACCCAAGATACGCATTCGTGGTGTACTCTGTGGGGCTTGGCCATAAACCCATGATGGGTGTACGGTATGTTCTAAAAGAGGACGGAACGCTCGTTTTCTCCTGTTGGACAGAAACCAGGTATTTCGAGGTCTGGAACACATGGGCTGTTATTCGCGCAGAAGACCAGATTTTGGGAATCCCGATTGTGGAGTACCCGGCGAACATGGCTCGTTTAGGGGCGTTTGAAATTGTGATTCCGTTGCTTGACGCAATCAACATGACAGAGAGCAACCGAATTGACGGCGTAGAGCAGTTCGTTCAAGCACTGATGCTGTTCCATAATGTTGACATCAGCAGTGAGGACTACAAGAAACTGCGGGACGAGGGCGCAATCAAGTTCAGGGATATTGACGCCACACTGAAAGCGGAGATTCAATATCTGACCTCCGAAATGAACCAGACCCAGACGCAGACCCTTGTGGACAGCATGTATGAAACGGTGCTGACCATCTGCGGAATGCCCAACCGGAACGGAGGGACTTCTACCTCTGACACCGGATCAGCGGTCATCATGCGGGACGGCTGGTCGGCAGCGGAAGCCAGAGCCAAGGACACGGAGCTGGTTTTCAAGAAGTCCGAAAAGGAATTTTTGAAGCTGGTGCTGCGTATCTGCCGGGACATGGGGCACCTGAGTTTGAAACTGTCAGCTCTGGAGATTCGCTTTACCCGGCGGAATTACGAGAATATCGCGCAGAAGGTAACAGTGCTGACCCAGATGTTGGCATGTGAAAGGCTGGCTCCTGAACTGGCGTTTACTACCTGCGGCGCATTTTCCGACCCGCAAGTTGCATATAAAATGAGCTTGCCTTATATTCAGAAAGCAGAACAGCGAAAGGAAAAGGAACAGGTGGCGAATGATGGAGGCGGAAATATGGAGGAACCTTCCAACTGATGGGCTGGAACATTACCAAGTCAGTAACCTTGGGAATGTAAGAAACACATCGTACAAAGGGACTGAGAAAATTCGCAGTATGTCACAATGTACCGATAAAAATGGGTATTTTGTAGTTTGCCTCACCAAAAAGGATGGCAAACAGCGCAATTACCGTGTGCACAGACTTGTCGCTGAAGCATTTATACCAAATCCGCAGAAATATGAGCAAGTAAACCACCGGGACGAAGTTAAAACCAATAACAAGGTTGACAACCTAGAGTGGTGCGATTGCGCATATAACAACAACTACGGAACGAGAAATATCCGTGTCAGTAAGTCCAAGATCAATACGAACTGTAAGCCGGTGTGCCAATGCGATATGGACGGTAATGCGCTGAAAGTTTGGCCGTCAATGAACGAAATAAACAGACAGCTAGGCTACGATACAGGGCTGATTGCCAAACGCTGCTTGGGTATTGGGAATAGCGCCTACGGGTTCAAGTGGAAATATGATGGTGAGGAAAAGCCGGAATCTTGGAAGCGGGCTTTGGTAGGGAAAGATACATTATACAAGCCAGTGGCACAGATTGACAGTAACGGCCATGTAGTCCGAGTGTGGAGTAGCATAAAGGCGGCTGGTGAAGAGGGATTTTCTGCAACGATGATTTCCGCTTGCTGCAATGGACGCAGAAATCATACTGGCGGCTTTAGCTGGAAATTTTACGCACATAACGGAGGGAACGACGATGGAAGCGGAAACCAGACCGGCGGTCAGAGTGACGGCGAAGGAAATTCGGGCGATTGAGGAAATCATCCACCGCCGGAATCAGGCGGAAATCAAAGTCGAACAAGGCCAGATCGTGGTCATTGAGATTCGGCGCAAGAAGGTTAACTGACTGTTTGGCAAAGAGCGCCGCACCTTTCGCGGAAGAGCCACACCAAATGGTATAATTTGTGACTGCTCTAGGGAGCAGCGAACAGCCGAAGGGCTTCTGATACCAGAAATGGTATTGGAAGCCCTTCTTTTTTACACTGCGGCATAGCCAAAAGGTAAGGCATATGGTTTTGACCCATGTAATGGAAGTTCGATTCTTTCTGCCGCAACCAGCGGGGGGCTGGACAATTCAAGCACGCCGATAACTGCTGTATGCGCAAGGCAGCCAAAGCGAAGGAGAAAGAACAGCATTGTGTGATAAGTGTACATAAGCGCACGATAGCTCAAAGTAGCTTGCCCCGTCCCACAAAAACATTTCCTCGGCCACATGACGAGTACATGAAGAATAGAAGACGAAAATTTGGCGCGGCAGACAGCGAGTTGGGTTCACATCTCCCCCCACAGAAGGACGTTCAAATCGGCCTCGCGCCATATATATCGCCGATGGCCTCCCTATCGGCGATGAAACCCGGAAACGGGCAAAGCGGTTCCCCGGCACCGTAAGCCGGGGATATGTGGGTTGTTAGCTCAGTTGGTAGAGCAGCGGACTGTTAATCCGCAGGTCACAGGATCGAAGCCTGTACAGCCCTCCATAACAGCAGCAGGGAAGCTGCTCTATCAAAAACGCAGACGGGAGACAACCCGAAAAAACAGAGACCACGGCGGAGGGAACCGCCTCACCAAACGCAGGAGGAATAATTATGGCAAAAATCGATACAAATCTCATTGAAGGTTATGCGGACATGACCCCCGAACAGAAGCTTGCCGCTTTGGAGGGCTTTGAGTACGAGGACAACGCCGTAGAGCTGGAAAGGCAGAAAAACGCGCTGTCCAAGGCCAATTCCGAGGCTGCGGAATGGAAGCGTAAGCACAACGCGCTTCTGACTGATGAGCAGAGGAAGCAACAGGAGCAGGCCGAAAAGTGGGAGAACATGGAAAAGGAACTGGCCGGTCTGCGGAAGGAAAAAACCGTTGCCGGTTACAAAGCAAAGCTGGTTGCTCAGGGCTATGATGAAGCCCTTGCGGACGCTACTGCTGCGGCCATGGAATCCGGCGATATGGCTACGGTTTTTGCCAACAACCAGGCGTTTTTGGAAAAATATGCCCAAAAAGTCATTGCGGACAAGCTGAAAAGAACGCCCAGAGGCGCGGATGGAAGCCCCGGCGGCGCAATGACCAAGGCGGACTTCCTGAAACTCGACACCAAATCCCAGATGGAGTTTATCAAGAACAATCCTGACTGGAAAACAATTTTGAAATGATTATGGAGGTAAAACATTATGGCTACTTATCTTGGCTTTCCGTTTGACCCCGAGCTGTTTAACTACAACTGGGCAAATGCGAAAGACCCCACCCTGACCGCGATGTTTGAGAGCGGCGCTGTCGCCCCGAACGCAGAACTGGCGGGCTTGATTTCCAACGGCTCTGACTTTTATACGCTGCCGTTCTACAAAGTCATTGGCGGCACTCCCGAGAACTACGATGGCGCAACTGACATCACCCTGACCGACCCCGAAGGCAGCGCTCAGAATGGCATCGTGTTTGGCCGCGCCCACGGCTGGAAGGAGAAGGACTTCATCGTTGATTACAACAGCGGTGCCGACCCCATGCAGCAGATCGTGTCTCAGGTGTCCAAGTATTGGCAGAAGCAGCGTCAGTCCATCATGCTGAAAATCCTGAATGCTGTGTTCGGTGTGACCGGCAGCGGTGAGTTTGCCGGTTGGGCGAACCACATCACTGACCTGTCTTCCGCATCCACCACCGTTGCGGACGCAAACAAGATGGGCGCTACCACCATTGGCGATGCGATTCAGAAGGCCGTGGGCGACAATCAGGACGCTTTCCGGCTGGTGTTCATGCACAGTAAGGTCGCCACCAATATGGCTGGCCTGAAGCTGCTGGACTTCCTGAAATACACCGACGCCAACGGCGTTGAGCGCCCCCTCCGCATTGGCACTGTGAATGGCATGACTGTTGTCGTAGATGACAGCTGCCCCGCCACCGCCGCTACCAGCGGAGAAAGTGCGAAAGCGGCCACCTACACCACCTACGTCCTCGGCCTTGGCGCAATTCAGTACGCCCCCGCTCCCGTGAAGGTTCCTTCCGAACTGACCCGTGACGCGCTCAAGGGCGGCGGCTATGACGCGCTGGTCACCCGTATCCGTGAAACCATGCACCCCAACGGTTTCAGCTTTACCAAGCCCGCTTCCGGCTACACCGCTTCTCCCACGGATGCACAGCTTGCGGCATCTGCCAACTGGTCTATCGTGGCCGACCCGAAGACCATTGCTCTGGCAAAGATCATCACCAACGGCTAAGGAGGTTCACCATGTTCTATGTTTCTGACGGGAAAGTGTATGTGCGCGAGGAAGATCACTTTCGCAACGTGGGCTTTACCGCAAAGGACAAGGTGATTACCCGGCGCGAACTGGAGAGCACTTCTGTGGTGATGGGAACGGTAGTCGTTGATACCCTCAACGACCCCGTACCGCTCACCCGCGAGGAAGTTATCACCAAGTTTGGTTTATCGGAGAATAATCCTATTCCCGTTATCAAGAAACCACGCAAGAAGGCGGGAGAACCCGTAGAATGAAAGGAGGTAAGAAACCGTGCAGGAAGCCGAGAAAAATGCATTGGTAAAAGCCATGGCGAATGAAACCGACGAAAGCACGGTTTCTGCCTACCTTGGCATTGCGGCAAGCAAGATTTGCCGCAGGGCATACCCGTTTGACCCTTCCATTATGGAGGTTCCGGAGCAGTACAGCTATCTACAGGTGGAGATTGCTACGTATCTTCTGAACAAGCGGGGCGGCGAGGGGGAGCTGTCTCACAGCGAGAACGGCATTTCCCGTTCCTACGAGAACGGGGACGTTCCGGAATCCATGATGCGACAGATCGTTCCCATGGCCGGGGTTCTGTGAGGTGACAGTATGAGAATCATGGAGCGAAACAAGCAAAGCTTCTGGTATCTGCTGTATGACCGGAAAGTGCCTGTCACCGACGAAGACGGCAACGAAACCGGCGAGGAAACTGTTGTGTACAAACCTGCCGTTTCCTTCCGCGCCAACGTATCCGCTGCGACCGGGGCTTCTCAGGTGGAGCAGTTCGGCAATCTTGCCGGGTATGACAAGGTCATCGTTACGGATGACATGACCTGCCCCGTTGATGAGAATACCGTGCTGTTTCTGGACAAGGAGCCTGTGTATGACGAGGACGGGAAGCCCCTGTATGACTACATGGTCAGACGGGTGGCAAAGTCTCTGAACTCAGTGTCCATCGCCGTTACGAAGGTGAGCGTGTCGTGAGCTACAAGAAAATTGTGGTTCCGCTGTCGGTTTCCGGCATCCAGAAGATTCAGGACGAATTGAAGGAATACAAACGCTGGCAGAAGGACAAGGCAAAGGAACTGGCCGAAAGGCTGGCAATGCTGGGTGCTTCTGTGGCTTCCATTCGGTTCTCACGGGCTGTTTACACCGGGATGAGGGATGCAACCGTGTCCGTCGTGGCAATCCCGAATGGTTACGCCGTAAAGGCCGATGGGGAATCCGTCCTTTTCATTGAATTTGGAGCCGGTATCACCTACGGAACCGGACACCCGGAAGCGTCGGAGTTTGGCATGGGGGCTGGCACCTACCCGGACGGGAAAGGTCATTGGGACGACCCCAAAGGCTGGTATCTGCCCAAAGACAAGGGCGGCGGTCACACATACGGAAATCCTCCTGCAATGCCAATGTATGAGGCGAGAAAAGCGATTGAGCAGGAGCTTCCGAGAATCGTTATGGAGGTGTTCAGGGCTTGACTGATATCGAAAAGCTGATCTATACCCCCATTGCCGAGGCTCTGCGAAAGCGCTTCAAGGGCATTGCGGTATCCGGCGAATATGTGAACGCTCCTCCAAAATTCCCCTATGTAAGCATCGTAGAGCAGGACAATTATATGTCCGCGAACAGGCTGGACAGCAGCGACCGGGAAAAGTTCTCAACGCTGATGTACGAAGTCAATGTGTACTCCGACAAGGCGGGGAGCAAGAAAAGCGCCTGCCGGGAGATCATGGGCGTTATAGACGAAATGCTCTACAAACGGAATTTCACGCGAATTTCGTTGTCCCCTGTTCCGAATATGGAAAACGGGACGATTTACCGTCTGGTAGCCCGGTATCGGGCGGAGACGGACGGCGGAACAGTTTACCGCAGGTAAATATGCTTTACCTTTCCGCAAGGGCGGAAAGAGAGCCGAAGGGCTGCTTCACAGGAGGCAGCCCGTTTTTTATTACAACGAAAGGAATGATTAAACATGGCCATAAGCACGTATAAAGTTTTCCTCATGAAAAAGGGAAGCACCGGCAACACCTACGAAAAGCTCATTGACATCAAGGAGTTCCCTGATCTGGGCGGCGATCCGGAGATGCTGGAAACCACTACCCTGTCTGACAAGATGCAGACCTACATCGCCGGTATCCAGTCCTTGGATGCCCTCTCCTTCACGGCGAACTACACCTTGGATGACTACAAGAAGCTGGTGGCTCTCAACGGAAAGACCGAGAGCTACGCTGTGTGGTTCGGCGGAACCGGTGACGGCACGAACCTGACCCCTACCGGCTCTGACGGCAAGTTCAAGTTCGATGGTCAGCTGACTTGCTACCCCACCGGCGGCGGCGTCAACGAGGTTGTAGACCTGAACATTTCCATTGCCCCGTCCACGCCCATTGAGCTGGACGACGCGACCTGAGCCAAAACACAGACCACACATTTTTAAGGAGGATTAGCGATGGCTAAGAAAATCTGCATTCCCTACAACGGCAAGAAGTACACGCTGGAATTCACCCGCTCCACGGTTTCCGCCATGGAGAAGACCGGGTTCTCCATCAATGAGCTTGGCGACAAGCCCGCTACCATGATTCCCATGCTGTTCAGCGGCGCTTTCGCGGCCAATCATCCCAACACCAAGGTTGCCACCATCAACAAGATTTACGACGGTCTGAGCAATAAGACTGGCTTGGTAAAGGCGCTGACGGAAATGTACTCCGAGGCCGTGTACACCCTGCTTTCCGATGATGAAGAGGAAAACGAGGGAAACCCCGGCTGGGAAGCAGTCGAGTAAGCGAACTTCTTTCCGAAAACGGAGGGGGTGGGGAGACCCCTACCCCCTCTTACGCTTACACAAATATCTTCAAGAAGTTATTCCCGTACTATCTTGCAATCGGAATGACCTATGACCAGTTCTGGAATCAGGACGTGGAACTGGTGAAAGCCTACCGGGAGGCTGACAAGATCAAACGGGACTTGAAGAATCAGGATATGTGGATGCAAGGGGCTTATTACTATGAAGCCCTTCTGGATGCCGCCCCGGTTCTGCGGTTCAGCTTCAGCAAGAAGCCTCCGAAGCCGGTTCCCTACCGGGAGCAACCATTTGAGCTGCACACTGGGCAGCGGAAAGCGGCGGATAGTGGAGAAAAGCAGCTGACCCAGCAGGAAAAGAGCGACAAAAAGGCGAAAGCCATGATGGAGATGTTTATGGTATCCATCAACAAGAAATTTGAGAAGAAGGGCGGTGAAGGGAATGGCTGACAATGTGGAAATGCAGGGCATTGAGTTTCAGATTGTGAATGACAGTGCCGCGGCATCTGCGGGTGTAGAGCAGCTGGCCAAGAAACTGGCGGCGCTGAAATCATCCATCAGCGGTTCCACAACTGCCCTTTCCAAAGTTGCAGCGGGAATTTCGCAGATCAAGAATGCCGTGAACAACATGAATACCGGCGATTTTGCGAACAAGATAAACCGCATTAGCAGCTCCCTGGGCAATCTGAAAGACCAGACGGATAGCCTGAAAATCTCCGCGTCCATCGGAAACCAACTGGCGGCCATCAATCAAGCAATCACCAATCTGCCGGACACCCCCGGAGAAAAACTGCGGAATCTGGCATCCGGATTGCAGCCTCTGTCCGAGCTTGGCCGGTCTAATATGACTTCCTTCATCAACCAGCTGAAAAAGCTGCCAGAGGTCATCCAGGAGCTTGAGAAAGCGGATATTGATAAGTTCACTCAGCAGATGAAAGACTTGGCTTCGGCCATGAAACCATTTGCGGATGAAATGAACAAGGTTACCTCCGGCTTTTCGGCATTTCCAAGCAGAATTCAAAGGCTGATTACATCGACGGAGCAGTACAACGGTACGGTAAGGCGGGCGACCACAAGCACAAATGCGTGGAGTTCTGCATTGAAAGGTCTTAGCTTTGCTGTGGTGTATCGCGCTGCAACGAAACTAATTTCAAATGCCATCCTGAAAGCTTCCGATTATCAGGAAACGCTTGCCATGTTTCAAGTTTCCATGGGTGAGTATGCGGAGGAAGCCTATAACTATGCTCAGAGGGTAAACGAGGTTATGGGCATTAACCCCGCCGAGTGGATGAAAAACCAAGGCGTTTTCCAGAGTATCATCACAGGTTTTGGTGTTGCCGGGGACAAGGCGGCAATCATGTCCAAGAACTTAACACAGCTTGGATATGACCTTTCGGCGTTCTACAATCTAAGTTTTGAGGAAACCATGCAGAAGGTTCGTTCCGGTATTTCCGGTGAACTCGAACCGCTCAGAAATTTAGGCTACGACCTGTCTGCTGCCCGTCTACAGCAGGAAATGGACGATTTAAGCGAGGCGGCAAAAAATCTCTCTGTTGATCTGTCTGATACATATTTGGAGCAAGAGCGTGTCAATTTAGGCATCAATAAGAGCGTTTCTAGCATGAATCAGGCTGAAAAGGCACAGCTGCGTTATCACGCTATGATGACGCAGCTGACAACGGTGCAAGGAGCAATGGCAAGAGAGCTTGACAGCCCGATTAACCAGTTACGAATTTTGCGTTCACAGCTGGAACAGGCTTCACAGGCATTTGGCAATCTGTTTATTCCTATTCTGAACAAGGTGCTGCCTCCCCTGATTGCAGTAGCTTCTGCACTTCGGCAAATCATATCTGCGATTGCAAACCTGTTTAACATCAAAATTGCCGATTCTGTCGATTGGGGGAAGTCATTCAATACGGCAGCCGGTGCAACGGGTGACATATCCGACAACATGGGCAGCGCCGCCGGTTCGGCAAAAGAGCTAAAACGCTATCTTGCCGGTTTTGATGAACTGAACGTTCTCCCAGATCAGAGCAGTAGCGGGAGCGGAAGCGGTGCTTCCGGTGGCGGCGGACTGTTAGACCTCAACCCGGAGGATTACGATTTTCTGGGCGGCGCTATCACGGAAGCTGTTGATGCATGGAAACAAAAGCTGCAGCCTGCCGTTGACTGGATTACAAGCCACCTGAAAGAAATCGGAGAAATTGCGGAGGGCATCGCCGCGATATTTTTGGCGTGGAAGATATCCGAATCGCTTATACGCGGTATAGATACCCTTTCCGGCTTTTTCAAAAACATCTCTAAGGTTGGTTCTCTCACGCTCGGCGGAATCGGTCTTATCGCCGACCTTAACGAGTTTATGAAAGCCCTGAAAGACATTCAGGAGAACGGAGCAAACTTCTCCAACGTTTCAAAACTTATAAGCGAGTTTGCGGGAATGGTCGGCGACATCGCGCTGTGGGAAGGCAAATACAATATTGCCGGTGCCCTTAAACTGGTGCAGGGCGTTGTCAAAATTGTAAGTGCCATAAAGGACATTGCAGACAATGGGGTGAACTGGGGCAATGCCAACAATGCCATTAGCGGATTAACAACCGTTGCGATTGGAATTGGCTTTTTCACTAAGCGCTTAGATGTTTCAGGCTGGGCAATGGCTATTCAAGGGCTTTCCTCCGTCATAACAGAAATTGCTGCCAACTGGGAAGCAATTAAAAAGGGCGATTGGAGCGGCGTTGATAAAGCAACGCTTTTGATCGGCGCAATCCAGATCATTGGTGGCATTGCCACTGCTCTTGACCTTTTCTCCAAGCTCAAAGGCATATCCAATGCCGGAAGCGCCGCGAAATCTGTATCTCAGACGGCAGAAGCGGCAGGGAATCTCGGCGAATCAATCGGTGGAAACCTAAGCCCAAAAATGCTTAGCCTTGCAAAAAACATCGGTCTTGGCGTGGGGATTCTTGCGGAAGTCGCCGCTGGCGCAATCATCTTCGTTGGCGCAATCGCGGTTCTTGGCTGGGAGCTTAGCAAGGTCGGCGAAGCGTGGCAGCCGGTCATTGACAATGCCGGAACAGTCGCCATCGCTGTTGGCGTCGGAACCGTACTTATGGCCGCTATTGGCGTCGCCTGTTATGCTCTTGGCACTGCCGGAGCAACGGTAGCTTTGAATGTCGGCATAGGAACGGCCATTCTTCTGGAACTAGGAGTTGCGACCGCTTTGTTTCTTGCGGAAATTTGGGGCGTCGGAAAAGGGCTGGACGAAATTGGCAAGGCGTGGGAACCCGTTTTGAATAATGGCGAGGATATCGCCACCGCAATAGGTATCGGAACCGGATTGCTTGTCGGAATCGGCGTTGTTACAGCCGCGCTCGGAGCAGCAACGGTTGGAACGGCAGGACTTCTCCCGTTGGCTATCGGGCTTGGAACAGCAATCCTCGTTGAGCTGGCAGCCGCATTCATCCTATTCACGAAAAGTCTTGTCGCGGTTGCAGACGAGCTTAATGACAATTTAGCGCCATCTATGCGAGACCTGAATGGTACGCTTCCGCAGCTTACATCCGACACACATGATTTCACGGTATTCATGACCAGTTTGGCGTCTGAAATCTCCAATTACACCGATAGCATGGGCAGCATCACGTGGGACAGCATTGTCGGCGGGTTCAGGAAACTTTTCGCAGGAAATCCAATTCGTGATTTTGCGGATAAGGTCGGAGCCGTAGCAAGTGATGCCTCCGTTTTAAATGAAAAGCTTACCACTGCGAACGGGGAATTAGAGACGGCGGTAACGCTACTGACCGATTATATCACATTTATGACAACGATGAAGCAACTGACTGGTGACGCAGGAACCATCGAGCTTTCTACTGGAATCTTTACAAACCTGAAAGATGCTGGTTCAAAACTGGTTACGGGATTCTCTGTGGGAATGGTTGCGGAAACGCCCAAGCTTACAGCGGCGTTCAACGATATTCTGGCAACCCAGAATACGTTCGCCAATCGGTTCTTAAATGTATGGACAAGCCTCTGGTCAAGCGTGAGTATTTCCTTTGCCGGTTACTGGAACAACGTGTTAGGTAACATGGCGACCGGGCTTAACTCCATTGTCTACGCAACAAATACCATTATATCTGCTGTAAATGCGCTTATGCGCACCATCGGATATACGGGTGGTATCTCGGCGATTCCCTCAGTTTCCATTCCGCGCTATGCCGACGGCGGTTTTGTAGACCAAGGTCAACTCTTTATAGCCCGTGAAGCGGGCGCAGAAATGGTCGGCTCTATTGGCAGACGGGCAGCGGTTGCCAACAATGACCAGATCGTCGAGGGCATTACATACGGCGTTCGGGAAGCCAATGATGACGTTGTTACCGCTATTTATGCTGTCGCTCAGCAGATTATTGCAGAAATGCGGAATCAGGACAACGGAGGTGGCGGCGGATATGACTTCGACCGGGCTGTCCGGGATGCCCAGCGCAGGAACGCAAGAATGTATGGATAAGCGAAAGGAGTGAAAACGGCATGAAGATGATGCTCAAGATAAACGGCGTGGACTTCATGCCGTTCATCGCCAAACAGGGCGTAAAGTGGCAGCGCAACGACATTGACGCACCCAATTCCGGGCGCACAATGGACGGAACAATGCAGCGTGGCCGGGTGACAACCAAAATCCGTCTGGACATCACCTGCCGCCCACTAAAGGCTGAGGAAGCTATGACCGTGTTACATACCATTCTCCCGGAATATGTAACCGTGGACTACTACGACCCTATGAGCGGGTACCGCAGCAATGTGACCATGTACTCCAACAATAACCCTGCATCTTTCCTGATAGAGAAGCCGGAAGACGATTGGTGGAGCGGCATTACCTTTCCCCTGATTGAGAGGTGACGGGCGCTTATGCAGAACGTATCACAGGAATACCGGGACATTGTAGCTGGCAACCACTGGTTTGAAAACCGCCTCTGCATCGGTGATACCGGAAAGCTAATTGACAAAAGCGGAAGCGCAATCACGTTCGGCGGAGTGCGCATTCTGGTAGATAGCGGGGGCGCTGAAACCGGCTACGGTGAAGAACTGCTGATATCCATGGAGCAGAAGCAACCGCTTCTTTCCGATTTTCCTGACGTTGGAAAAACCTGCGCCGGTGAGATTAACGTTGAAATGATTCATCCCTATGGTGATATCCCCAAACGTGCGCTTCTTCGGCCATATATCAGAGCTGCAAATGAGAATGCCGTCTCTGAATGGCTACCCCAAGGAAAGTATTACATTGACAAACGGAGCGAAGGAGAAATCGGCGACCGGACAAAACTAACGCTCCACGGATACGACGGGATGCTGCTTCTGGAAGAAGACTATCCGGCAGAATCCTCCCTTAACTGGCCTGCAAAGGACATTGAAGTTCTGAAAGAGATTTCCGATGCAGTCGGCATCTCGCTTGATAGCCGTGTATATCAAATCGTGACATCTGGTTACGAAATCCCGTACCCTGCCGGGTACAGCTGCCGTGAGGTCATTGGCTACATCGGCGCAATGTACACCGGCTCCTGGGCTATGACAGCCACCGGAGAATTGATGCTGGTCACGCTCACGGGTCTTCCGAAGGAAACCAACTATCTGATTGTTGGCGGAAGCGATAACAGAGCAATCACGTTTGGAGGTGTCAGAATCCTTGTTTGATAAGTTCATCATCGGGTCTGCCGCCGACAGCCTGAAAATATCAGACCCACTCAGCGCGTACAGCCGCGTCACGTTGAAGGTTGCTGACGGCGTGGAGTATACGGCGGGTACAGACAGCGGCAGGGAACTGATCTCCGAAAACCCTTTCGGAACTCAGAAAATGGCAAACGATATGTTGGCCAGAATCAATGGCTGTTCCTACCAGACGTATACGGCTACAGGCGCAATCTTAGACCCGGCGGCGGAGATTGGAGACGCGGTTCAGGTTAAAGGAACCTATGGCGGCATCTACAGCGTGTCAAAGTCCTACGGGAAAATGATACGCGCGGATGTTTCCGCCCCCGGCTCTGAGGAAATTGACGAATCTGTTCCCTATAAATCCCACGAAACACGTAAAGTAGAACGTCAGTTTATAGAAACCCGGGCACAACTGAAAATTCAGGCCGACCAGATTTCCGCCGAAGTCTCTGCCCGTATCGAACAGGGGGACGAATTTACCTCGCGGCTGGACATTCAGAGCGACCAGATTTCCGCGCGGGTTACCAAAACCGGCGGTGATAGTTCGTCCTTCGGCTGGGAGCTGCTTGACGATTCCTGGACGGTCAAGGCCAACAATACCACGGTGTTCCGAATCACCAAATCCGGCGCAGAAGTCCGTGGAAAGTTCATCGCCTTAAGCGGCAAAATCGGCGGTCTTGATATCCAATCCGACTACCTAAGCTATAACAATCAGGTCTGGAACGGCACCAACAGCCGGGGTATTTACATTGGTGTCAACGGCATTCAGTGCGGCTCTGAGGCTAACGGCGTGCAAATTACGCCGACCGGCAATCTGTATGCGGAGAATGGCTATTTCCGGGGAAGCGTCAGCGCCGGTAGGATTGACTATGGCGGCGACGATGGGTACCTTGACGGGTCTGGACTTGCCAGTCACAGTGTCTACGGCTCGGAAATCGGCTACAACACTATATCCACGGCCTATACCAGCGGAGGTATCAATACATCGCTTGGGTATGCGGATTTTGCAAATGGTGTGTTCAATGGGTGGAATACAGCGCCTAGTTTATCAACCGAAGATAAAGGACTGGTAATTGGAGGCCATACGATAGCTATAGCTTCTACATCGTTCAGGGATGGAAACGGCGGAACAGTATCTATAAAATACCTAACATGGATTTGATATGACTGATTATAATAGGAGGTTTCGATGGAAAAACTGAAAACCGCAACAGGCAAAGAATTCGACTGCGATTATTTCAACCCCTTCCCCCTGGTGGGGCAGATAAACATCCGAATTCTCGGGGAATCCCTGGCGACGATTGCCACGGTATTTGCAAATCCTGCTGAGACGGTGCAAATGTGGTGGGAAGGGCAGTACGCCGCCCAATATACGAAGATAATCGCTATCGTACCGGAAACCGGCGCGGTGCGTGTGGTGCTGGGAAAGGAGTAAAAATGAACCCTGTAATGAAACTTAGGGCAGTCCTGAATACTCTTGAGGGCGTTCAGGTCGCAGGACGGGAAAACTGGGACAGGATGCTGGGCAGTATGCAGGCCATTGAAGAAGTGGTGCAGGCGCTGTCTGCTCCTACTGGTTCCCAAAAGAGTACCGATGTTGGGGAGGAATGACTTATCGCAGATAAAGCAATATCCGAGCTGATTGCAGCGGAACAGATAAAAGCCGCTGACCTTTTCGTCCTGGAACAGGACAGCGCGGCAAAGAAGCTGACGGGACAAATTCTACTGAACTGGCTGACCGCAGCCGCTGACGGCCATGGCGGTATCAGCAGCATCGTGAAGCATTCCACCAGCGGCCTTACGGATACATACCGTATCACCATGGCGGACACCACTACCTTTGACTTCACCGTAAAAAACGGTCGGAGCATTTCAACCATTGCCAAAGTCTCCGCCAGCGGGCTGGTAGACACGTACCGTATTACCTATAACGATAATACCACCAGCACGTTTACCGTCACGAACGGCGCAAAGGGCGATAAGGGCGACAACGCATACGTCTGGATTCGGTACGCGTCTCAGAAGCCAACGGCGGCTTCTCACAGCTTCGGTGTTCTCCCTGACAACTGGATGGGCGTATACAGCGGCAATTCCGCAACTGCCCCAACGGACTGGACGAAGTATCAGTGGTTTGAGATCAAGGGCGAAAAGGGTGACATCGGGAACCCGGCTCTGTTGACCAGCCAGTCCGTAACATACCAAGCCAGCACATCCGGGAATGTTATACCGTCCGGAAACTGGCAAGGCAGCATTCCCACGGTAGCACAGGGCGCTTACCTGTGGACGCGAGTTGCAATGACGTTCAATTCCGGAACCCCGATTTATGCCTACTCCGTCTCCCGCATGGGCTTGGATGGCACCGGTGCTGTATCCAAAGTGTGCGGCAAAGAACCTAACTCCAATGGCAACGTTGAGCTAGAAGCTGAAAATGTTGGGGCATTGCCTAGTGTTGGCGGTTTAATGACCGGAAATATTGTCATGAACTCCCATCAAATTAAAGCATTAGGTGCGCCCACGGACAGCGCTGATGCCGCGACCAAGGGGTACGTAGATACGGCGTTAAGTAATGCCAAAACGATTGCGAAGACTGCAACGTTAACTGCTGCCGGTTGGTCTGCCAGCGCCCCGTATACCCAGTCTGTTACGGTCTCCGGTCTGACGGATGCAAAACGTGCGATGGCTTATCCAGTGTACGGGAGCAACACGGACATCAATCTTGCGCTGAAAGAGGCCTGCGGTATGGTGAGCTTCGCTTTCCGGTCAGGCAGCGTGCTGACGTTTACCTGCCTTGAGGACAAGCCCACGGTGAATATTCCGATTACGGTGGAGGTGTACGTATGAGCATTGCAGTGCCTTTATATGGATTTGGCGCCAGCGGCGGCGGTTCCGGCGGCACCCTTACCGTCACAGCCCCGGCGAACGTCACTGTGACTGTTTCCAAAGACGGCAAGAGTAAGATCAAGAACTCCGGCACCAGCGGCGTGGTTGTCTTCAAGGGGCTTGCAAGCGGGACGTGGACAGTTACCATCACCAGTGACGGCAAGACCGCCCAAAAGAATGTTGTGGTCACAACCGATTATTCCACCGTGATTGCATTTTTCGCAGCCACCATCAACATCACCTATCCCGCCGGTTCGACCTGTACTTGCTCTGACGGTACAACGACTATATCCGCCCCAGACACTAGCGGTACATGGGCTTGCATTGTGCCGAACGCCGGGACGTGGACGGTGACCTCCACAAGCGGGACGGAGACCGACAGCAAGGCCGTAACTATCACCACGGATGGTCAGAGCACCTCTGTGGAGCTGAGCTATGCGCTGTTCCTGTTCAAACCCAATGCCCCGAGCGACATTATAGCCGGTGAGTGGGAAATACCTGGGAACGGCACTGTAACCGCAGAAGCAGAATTGACGGTTAAGTCGGTAAACGCCTACGGCAACGACAGAGCCCTTTCTGCACGTACAAAAGGCCAAATTGACCTGACAGAGTATAGCACGCTTCAAGCGACGTGCAAAGCGTCGGGCGGCTCCAATACAAAATTGGAGGTGTACAGTGGTTCGTCCGTAGTTGCTTCGACAGCAATCGGTACCGATCTTACCACGGTAACGGTTGACATATCTGCCCTGTCCGGGCTTCACAGTATCGGTTTTGGCGGTCGCCATACCGCGTATTTGACGATTACGTACACCGCGACGGAAATCAAATTGCTGAAATAGGAGGGCGGCGCATGAAAACGATTTACATAGATTCCAGTTTTAAGTGTCACACCTCCACCGCCGAGGGGCTGACCACAATCGAGACAGACGCATTCGATGGTAAGTGCGACGCTTACATTGAGGGCTATCGCTTCATCCCAGCTGGTCAGACGTGGACACGTGCCGATGGCGTGGTGTTCACTGGTGAGATGATCGCCCCGTGGAAGCCGTGGGCGGAGCTGGACGCTGTACAGCGAGAGTATGAGCGGGAGCATTACCAAACGGCCGTTGCCCAGAACACCGAATATGAATCTGCGTTGACTGAAATTGAAACTGCTCTGGGGGTGAACGCATGACCATCGAAGAACGCAAAAACGCCATCCTTGCGAAAATCACCGAGATCAAGGCCAGCGGCGGCGAGGAACAGCTGAAAGAGCTGGATGAAGCCTACAAGAAAGGGGTTGACAGTCTGTGACACAAGAGGAAAGAAAAAGCATCATGTATGCTCAGGGGCGGGCGAACGCGCTTGCCTTGCAGGAGAAAGCCCCGGACATGACAGGCACCGAACTGAACGCGGCGGATAGCTACATTCCCAGTTTCAAGGCTGCTGTCGCAAACAAAAACATGCTGGGGCGCAAGGCCGGGTTTGTGTGCCGGTCATCTGCTGGCCGTGTGGTGCGACTGGTGCAGCCCTATGACAGCACTATCTACACTCAGGAGCCAGAGGAACTTCCAGCGCAGTGGGGGTTTGCTTGGAGCACTGACCCAGCGAAAGCGTTGCCGTTCGTCGCCATGGCTACCAGCCCCTACAATAAGGGCGACTGCTGCACGGAGGGCAGTAAAGTGTATCGCTCCACGTTGGACAATAATGTATGGTCGCCGTCCGCATACCCTCAGGGCTGGGAAGAGGTGAACGTATGACGGTAAAGCAAATTCAGTGCCTTCTGACCTATCTGGGCTATTCTCCCGGCACGATTGACGGCATCGAGGGCAGGAATACCCAAGAAGCAATTCGGGCGTTTCAAGCCGACTATGGACTTACCGTGGATGGGATACCGGGTGCGGCTACCCAGAAAATGCTCATTGGTGCTATTGCCGGGACGGCGGTAAAGGTGGAGAAGCCGGAGAACAGCGACGCGCCGAAGACGGGGACGTTCTGGGATGATATCCGGTACTTCACCCGGGAGGAGTTCCGGTGCCAGTGCGGCGGGAAATACTGCAACGGCTTCCCTGCAGAACCCGCAGAGGAAACCGTCCGCATGGCCGATGAGATACGCCGCCGGGCGGGAGTGCCCCTGAACGTGAATTCCGGTGTGCGGTGCAAGCGGCACAATGCCGAGGTGGGCGGAGTATCCAACTCCCTGCACACCACGGGACAGGCCGTAGACCTCTCAGGGGCGATCTCCCCGGAGAAGCTGTATGCCATAGCGCAGGAGGTGCAGGCCGAGAAAATCCCCGGGCGGGGCGGTCTGGGGCTGTACAGCTGGGGCATTCACGAGGACAACGGGAAGTACAGCCGGTGGAACGGCTGAGAAGGGAGTATGCCAATGGAAGAAACGGAAATCGCTGGGCGGCTTTCTGCGGTAGAACAGCGGAGCAAATCCAACTCCCACCGTCTGGACGCGCTGGAACGGCACACGGAAGCGGTGAACACACTGGCAACGTCTGTTGCGGTGATGGCGGAGAAGGTGGAAGTTACCGGGGAGAAGGTTGATGGCCTCTGCACGGACGTGCAGGAGCTGAAATCCGAACCCGGCAAGCGGTGGAAGTCGATGGTAGAAAGGGTCATCTACATCGTCGTAGCCGCTGTTGTAGGGTTTATTCTTGCCCGGCTTGGGCTGGGCTGATTTTTAAGGAGGAAAACAAAATGATTAACTGGATTGTACGAATCAAAAACAAAAGCTTCTGGCTGGCCATCATCCCAGCCGTTCTGCTCCTGGTGCAGACCGTAGCGGCGGTGTTTGGCTACTCCCTGGACTTCGGCGAGCTGGGCAACCGCCTCATTGCTGTGGTCAACGCCGTGTTCGGTGTGCTGGTGATCCTGGGCGTGGTCAATGATCCTACCACCGCCGGTATCTCCGATAGCAAACTGGCAAGAACTTACAGTTCCCCCAAGGAGGACTGATGTGGTAAGTGGATAAAGTCCCGTGGAATCGGGTGATTCTGGATGAGTTCTGTTCTCTGGCGATTCTCACACCGTTGGAGGAAAAGATCATCCGCACCCGAGCCGCCGGATGGAGCCAGACAAAACAGTGCCACAAGTTTTGTGTGTCCCAAGCCACTATCACAAGAACGGTTAAAAAGTTGCGGATAGAATACGAATTGTGCAGAAAATACAGTGACAAGCTCCCTGAAAATCTGAAATTCTGATTCTGCGTGACGATTTATTGACGATTTATTGACGAAATCCCGACGAGTAGATGATGATTCTACCGTCGGGATTTTTGTTATTATATGGGTAGAAGGTGGCCACCTCCTAAATATATTTTGAAGGAGGACTTCTAAACTATGGAAGTAGAAAAGGATTATGCAAGCAAAGGCGTAGCCGGTGCCGGTCTTGGCACGGGTATTGCCGGTCTGGCGCTGGGCGTGATGAATGCTGCGGGCGGCCTGGGCGCTCTGGCTCTCGGCAACCGCAATCCCGCTCCCACCGCTCCCATTATGCCCGCCATGCCCTATGGCTACGGCTGGGGCGGGTGTAGCGAGAACATGCCCGTGAGTCGGTATGAACTGGATCGTGAGCAGCAGCTCGCCGCCAAGGATTCCGAAATCGCGCTGTTGAAGGCAAACGCCTACAACGACCAGAAATCCATTGAGCTGTACGCTTACATTGACGGACAGCTCAAGGACATTCGCAAGACCCTGTGCGATCAGGCCGTACACAATCAGCGCACCGAGGACAGCTTCGCGCTGGTTCGTCAGGATGTGGAATGCGTTCGGGCTGAACTGTCCAAGGACATCAAGATCGAGGCAGAGCGGCGCTGCTGCGCTGACAATTCCATCGTGACCTACGCCAACGCGACCTTCTATCCGAAGCAGGTTGCCGACGTGACCACCGGAACCGGAACCACGGCACAGACGCTGTACAACCCCCTGCCCAAGTGCGGCGGGTGCTGCAACGGTTGATTCCCGACAATTGGGGCGGCAGCCGCCGCCCCATACTTTCAAGGAGGTAATTTATGATTCCTATGGAAAACGTGCAGGCAGGGCTTGCAAGATTCATTGACAGAAGCATTGCTCCAAGTCTTTCCGGCTGGGACAGAGTTCTGGTTGCCGGGGCTGGGGGGCTGCTTGCCGCAAATTTCCCGAAGATTATTGCCCAGTACGCAGATCATCCCATGGTAAAGGCGCTGGGCGTTTACGATATGGAGCATGGCACGGTGGACGTTGACGCCCTGTACAACGCCGCAAAGCCATACATGGGGACAGAGGCGCTGCCCGTGAAAATCCCCGGAATCGGGCTTACGCTCAAGCTGGGAAAGCAAGATATTGATACGCTGTATGCGTACATTCAGGAGGGCATCAGATGAAAGAAATCAAACTGCTGATGGAGCACATTGAGGAATACCGCAAGCAAAAGGGCGAACCGCCTGCGGCCATGATGGCCGTCTATGAGTACCTGCACAAGCGGGATATTGAACGGGCGGAAAACGTCGGAGTGGTGCAGGGGATGTATAAAAAATAAAGAAACACGCCCAGCCTATTAAGGCAGGGCGTGTCTTTTGGTTTGGATGAAAACCATTCCCACAACGGTAATTGTGTTTGGATTTGCGTCCAATGGAGCAGGATACGGGAGTCGAACCCGCCTTCACAGCTTGGGAAGCTGTTGTACTACCGATGTACGAATCCTGCGTACAGGTGCATTATAGCAGAGCCGCCGGAAAAAAGCAACCTTTTTTTGTCGGAAAAGGGAATCCCGGTTGAGGAAATCCGCCGGGTGTGCTATATTTAAGGTAACGACCCGGCGGGACAGAGCCGTGATTTGTAAGGAGAAGCGCTTATGGCAGAATATGAGCTGGTTTACGAGATCAAGAACCTTTGCCGCAACAACCAGATGCGGGACGTGTTCTTTGAGGATGTGGAATGCGACGACCCGGAGGCCTATCTCCGCGGCCGCCTGAAGGGGAAAACCGTGGAATTTTCCACGGAAAAAGGCGCGGGCGGCAGCGTGACCATCCACGCGGTGGTGGACGGGCTGATCCAGAAGTACGTGTTCACGCCGGTGTAA